GTGGAGAGCCAGTCAAGCGTCTCACCAATCTTGGCTATCGTCGCGTCATCGACACCAGCAGCCTGCATGAGCGCTATCGCGTCAGTCGAGCCGATGGTATCTGCAAACGCTTGGAAGTCTCCGCTGAGAAGCATCTCTGTCAACTTCTTCATGACAGGGACTGCCTTCATGACAGCGTTCGACATCTTGGTGCTCAATGCCTTGTCGAGACCGGCAACGAGCGAGTTGGATACTGCCTCAGGGATTCCCTTCGACGCCCAGTCGATGATGTCTGGGAATGTCTCAGGAGCCTTGAACTTGAACATGTCCTTGAAGATACCTGTCGGCGCTATCCTCTTGCCGTACTTGGCTATCTTTCCTGCGACTCCCCAGAACGAGTAGTCAGTGGAGCCGACAGCCTCCCACCACTTCTTGCTGAGGTATTCGGCCTTTCCGTATCCCTGCTTGACAATCTCGGTGTACGCTGCCACGAGTGCCTGTGCGAACTCGTCAGGTAGTTGCCCCATGACTGCCATCTTGATGAGCATGCTGCCATCAGGGGTCAACTGCTCTAGAATCTGGGCTGCCCACTTCAGGCTTTCCCTGTCACCACGTCCCATCATCGTCGCGAGAACCTCGAACGACGGGCCAATCTGGCTGAACAGAGCACTGTCCATGAACGCGTTCGTGATTCCCACCTTGATTGAGTCGTTGATGTTCTTGACCAAGTCCTCATAGACCTGTGGCATGTTCTCAGGGATGAGGTCTTCACGTCCGAGCAACTCGAAAATCTTGACGATGATATCACGGACATCTTCACTTAGGCCACCGCTGCTGAGAAGAGCGTACGTGTCCTTTCCGTCAAGTATCGGCTTGGACAAGGAGTCGTTCAAGTACTTCTGAAGCGCCTCGCCTTCTAGTCCCTGAGCCCCGGACAGAATCTTTCCGTACTCCTGCTTCAGCATGTCGTTCGATGCCTTGGTCGCAGCCTCAGCCTCTGCCTGTGCTCCTTCGTAGAACCTCGTCATGAACTCTCCACGGGTTCCGAAGATTCTCTGCATGATAGGGTTCACGCGAGGACCCATGGATGTCATCTTGGTCGTCCACGTGTCGTAGTATTCGCCAAGCGCCTTCAGTGAAAGTCCTGCTGGCATGGTCTTGATGGCAATCGTCGCCTGAGCGATTGCCTTCGCCATCGCTTCGTCAGGTGTAGCATCTGACAGGTTGAATCCAGCGCCGAACAGGAGTTCTAGGTACTTCTGTCCCCAGTTCTCGCCAGACACGTTGTCAAGGGCGTGATTCGTCAGCCACTGGTTCGTGTATATGAACGCGTTGTTGAGCCAGTCCTTGACCCTTGCGCCTATCTCTGCGCCCTTCTTCTTGGCCTGCTCAGTGTTGTACAGCAACGTGTCCCAAGGGATTGGCTCGTTAGACATCGTGTACTTGTCGTACCACTCTTGTTCAGACCGGCGTTGACCTGCTGCTGCAATGCGTATGCACCAGAAATCTTGTCGCCTATGTCCAGTTCCAACTTGGAAAGTGCGTCTCCGAACCTTCCGAACTCCTTGTTGGCCTCCTTGACCTCGTTCCTGAGGTCGCGGAAGTTGCCAGTCAACCCGTCAATCAGGTCCCTGAATCCAAGGATGTTGTTCTCGTATGCGATGTATCCAGCACCAAGGACGAGGCCAACGATGCCGAGTGGACCGACGAGTGTGGCAAGCCCAGACACTGCTGCCCTGACGCCTGCGAGTATGCTCATCAACTTGCCAGCACCAGCGGCTGCTGCTGCCATCCTTGCTGCGCCGAACGCCTCCATCAACAAGGTGATTCCTGTCATGGACACGTTGAGCATGCTGACCAACTTGAACGCCTTGACCATGGCGATAATCTTGCTGGTGAGGGCGGCGATGCCGAGGATTGTCTTACCAGCGACAAGCACGCCAAGGAACGTGAGGATTACCCTGAACGCTGCCCCGTGTGTCGCGTCGTTGAGCCTGACGAGAACCTGTACGAGTCTGGACAGGTGCGCTATCGCGTCTGCTCCAAGCCTTACGATGAGCCCGAACAAGGCTTTGAGAGGCTGCATGAATGTGTTGAGCGCATCTCCAAGGTTGTTCATCACGTCGCCGGTTCCCTTGAACGTCTCGTTTATCGTCTGCCCTGCTTCCTCGACCTTGGACTGGATGTAGTCAAAGTTCTCGACAATGGCGTCAGCGAACGCGATGAGCCCACCAGTGATGCCGACGATGAGTACCTTCAGAGGGGAGAACGCGCGGACGACAACGTATGCGACAGCGGCGATACCCATGAGCGAACCGACAAGCGTCAATACGGCACCCGCAGCAGCAGCGACAGCCGCAGCGAGTCCAGCGATGGTGCCTATCATCTTGACTATCTCAGGGTTCTGCCTGACCCACAACTTCACCTTGTCGATGACCTCGACCAACTTCTTGATGAGCGGGTCGAGTGCCTGCGCGAACGCTGCTCCGAGTTGAATCTTGACAGCCTCTATGACGCGCTGTAGGGTGCCGATGACGCCCTTCCAAGAGCCAGAGAGTCGCTCCCATGACTTCCTGAAGTTCTCAGAAGCCTCCTGCTGCGTGGTCGCTGTCTTCTTTGTCTGGGTGGCGAGACCCTTCATCGCGTTTATCTGCTCGACAACGAGTGCGGTCAGGATAGGTGCTTCGTTGGCTGTGGTGATGCTCCTGATTGTCAGGTTCCTGTATGCTTGGTCGGCGTCCTTCAACGCGATGGCTAGGTTCCTGACGTACTTCTCGACACCGACGAACTCGCCACCCTCGAACATGATGTCCTTGTACGACCTGCCGCCGAACGCAGTGGTCTTGGAGAACACTTCATTCAACTGACCCATCGCTGGGCCTGATGGCCTGACAGCCTGTAGGTACAACTGCCTGAGTCCACGGCCTGCCATCGTGCCCCTGATTCCAAGGTCAGCGAGGCGACCGAAGACAGCGACCATCTCTTCGAAGGTGTCACCGTTCTGCTTTGCGACAGGACCGACCATCTTGAATGAGTTGATGAGGTCAGGGAACTCGGCAGCGGTCTTCTGGGTCGCGAGGAACAGCATCTCTGTCACATCAGCAGCGTGTGAGACCTCGCCGTTGTAGTACTGTGACAGGATGGAGTAGACGCCCTTGATGGTTGTCTCGTAGTCCGTGTTCGTCATGACAGCGGCCTTCATGATAGGCTCCAACGCTGCCATCTGCTTGTTCAGGTCTGCTTGTGTATTGACGACCTCACCTGTTGTGGAACCCCAGAAGTACATCGCCTCAGCGATGTCCTTGGCAGGGAGAAGCCTCATCCCTTCCGCAAGGTCAACAAGGCCAGCGGTGAGCGCATCGGTGCCGACCTGATTGGCTGTCGTGCTTGACTGCCATATGGACAGCGAACCAGCAGCCCTGTTCATGTTGTACTCGAACTCACCGAACACGTTCATGATGTCCGTGCCCCAGCGAACGATATCGCGAGCGAACATCATGAGGTTGTTGCCGACCATCTGCATGCGGAAGGATGCGCGGAATATCGCGTCCATCTGCTGCTCGTAGTGGGTGAGGCGAGTCTTCAAGCCGTCGAGAACGCCGTACTGGCCCTTCATCGCACGGTTGAGTTCGTTCTCCTTGTCAATGACGACATCGAGTTGATGGCCAAGGTTTGCCAACTGGTCGTACGATGCCTTGCCAGAGTTCCTGATGGATGCGATAAGACCAGCGTTCTGCTTCTGGAAGTCGCGCGACTTTCCTACCAGCATTGACATCAACTTGGCATGGAGCGCAGTTGCCTCCTTGGCCTCTTGCTCCTTGTTCTTTGCCTTCGCGATGGCCTGCGTCAACTGCATCCATCCATTCACGAGGCCCTTCGTGGCACGGGTGTCCATCGCATTCTGGGAGGCAGACGAGAACGTCTTCGCCTTCGCCATCAATGTGTTGTATCCAGCGATGAGGCCCTTCTGCGCCTGTTCCTCACGGGCAGCAAGTTGTGCCTGTCCAGCGGCGCTTCTCCTGTAGATTCCCACAGTGAGTGCAGCACGCTGCTTCAACAATGCCTGCGCTTCCTTCTCTTTCTCAGCGGCAGCGTTGACGTTTGCCATCATCTGCTTCCAGCCTGCTATGAGGCCTTTGGTCGCCTTGTCAGAAAGAGCGTCCTTCTGGACAGCAGAGTACGTCTTCGCGCCAGCAACCATCTGCTTCCAACCAGCGACAAGACCATTCTGTGCGGCTTCTTCTCTCGCTGCTAGTTGCGCCAGACCCTGCTCGCTGCGGTGGTAGATTCCAACTGTCAACGCCCCACGCTGCTTCAGGAGGGCGGTGGCCTCAGCCTCTTGCTGAGCCCTCTGTTCAGCGGCCTTCGATTCCTTCGCAGACGCGGCTGCTGCAGCGTTAGAGGCAGCCCTAGATGCGGCGCTGTTCTTCCTTACGCTTTCCTGAAGCGCTGCGTATGACTCCTGAGCCTGCTGAAGTTCTCCCTCCAACTTGACGACAGCCTGACGCTGCTCGTTGAGGGCGGTCTCCATCTCCTGCATCCTTCGAAGGGATTCTTCGCTCTGCATGGCGTTGGAGAGACCCGAGAGTGCGCGCGTGAGCGCAGCGACACCCTTGCCACCGTTGTATTCAAGGTTGATGGTGATGGTTGCTGTGTTGGCAAGACCAGTAGTCATTTAGATTCCAGACATGACAAAAGAGGCCCATGTCAGCCCTAGCACACATTCATCGATGTTGACGTGATTGTGTATCAGGATTGACATGGGCCTTGGGTCACCTTCGAGGATTGAAGAAGGCTTGGCGCTCTCCGTCCATGAACTCGGAGAAGAATGCCATGAGCCTGTAGGGCTGGTCCATCATGCCGCCATCTTCCGGCAGCACCGACAAGCCCTGAGTGAATGGAGCGACAACCTGAACTGTGTCCTTGCCCTTGCTGGACTTGTACACAGCGACATGTTGCTGCCTGCAGAGCAGGTACACGGAGTACGCCTCTGCTATCTCTGGGAACTGGGTCAACGCGTGCTTCATGTTGAACCCAGAAGCGAGATTACTTGCTATCTCCCTTGCTTTTCGTTCGCTCTTCTGCCGAAGGCGTCAGGGAGTTGAAGTGTTCGATGAGTTTCTCATCTACGACACTGGCTGCTTCTCGCGCTAGTCCAAGATAGTTCTCCGCTGTCCAGCGACCAGCCGACCACGAGCGCCTTGAATAGGCCTGTCGTGAAGTCGTCAGCCTGTCCGATGGTGAATCCCTTCTCGGCGTCGTAGTCCTGCGGGATTCCCTTCAAAAGAGCGTTGAACTCCCTCTTGGAGAGGTCGGTCTTGACATCTAGGAAGTCTTCATCGCCTAGTTCGATGCGCCTCGTATCTGTTGAGGCCAAGCGCAGTATGCCCATTGTCTTCCTTTACGGTGGTAGAAGCGGAGATACCATACACGGATGCATAGTATCTCCGTCTCAATCACACCATGAACACTCTTATGCGAGTGCAGTGCTCTCAGTGTTGACGATGTTCGCTGTGAAGACAGCAGCACCGCTCAACGGCCTGAGAATCTTTGCTTCCACCGACTGCTCGATGAGCGAGCCAGCGTTGATTGGAGCATTGACCGACTGCCACTTGACGCGCGGCAGGCTGATGTGAAGCGTGTGCTTCGGACCTGACGTGCCAGTGATGTAGTCACCTTCAAGGTGAAGGTCAACCGTGAACTCGGTCTCTGCGAGGAACAGGTCGTAGTCAGCCGTGTCCGTGAAGTCCATCGTTGCCGACAGGGTCACGTCGCGCTGGCCAAGAGAAGTCCTCTTCCAGTCTCGTGTCTTGCGGAGCGTACCGATTCGCTCCAAGTTGTTGTTGACGCCGAACGTGAAGTTCTTGATGTTTCCGACCTGCGTTCCAGCGACCTTCATGCTTGCGCCTGTGAAGTGGAACGGCAAGACTTGGTCATACGACTCATTTGACAGGCTTCCCTGCTTTGCACGAGTCGTGCCTTCAAGTCCGAATGATGCTGTGACAATCTCACCGAATGCAGCGTTGATGGAGAGCGTGTTGACGCGGATACCACCGTATCGCATCACGAGCACGTCACCCGCGCTGGATTCGAAGGAGAAGGTAGGAGCGGTAGCGCTGCCCGGAGTCAATACGGTGAGGTATCCACCACCAGCGTACGCTGAAGGAGTGTATGCACCAGCCGAGAATGCGCTCTGCAGCAAAGGCCTGACCCCGGTCGGGACCAGTTCCATGTCCATCGTACCCGACACAGAGTACGGAGAAGCCATCGCGACGTAAACGTCACGGCTTCCACGAATCTGAGACGGAGTGACATACTCGTTCGTGCTGTCGAACGAGAACGCGCTAGCGGGTAGGAAGACGGTAGGAGCGACAAGAGTGCCTTCTGTGACCTCGATGCCGTAGCCAACGTATCCTATAGAGGCTAGAGTCATGTTCTATCTATTCCTCATGCTGGTACTGCTTTTCAACAACCAGCGTTATGACTGCCATCCTGACGAACGTTCCGTTCCTCACGTCTGGCACATACTGTGTGGCACCGATGACCACATTCCTGACACCCGGCATGCTGTCGAGCCTTCGCTTTGACAGACGCAGGAGCCTCTTCTGGATGAGACCAACGGCTTGGACCAGCGGCTTTGAGCCGGGGTTCTCCGACACGGTGGGGTCGAAGTAGTCCGCCACGTTGATGACCAGACCGATGTTGACATTCAGGGCACGGACCGAATATCCCGCCCTGCCCGCAGTCTCGCTGACCGGCTGGTCAACCTGCGGGGCTACGAAAAGGTAAGGGTACTCATTGACGACCACGAGAGCCGGGTCGTCGTACTTGGTCGGAACCGTGACCTCAATCACTTCCGCGAACTCAGGCGACTGGATAAGGTCATCCATCTCTGCCCTGAGCCTATCGATGACTGAATCCACTATCGACCCCTCCTTTGGATGACACCCTGCATGTTCTGCATCCTCATGTATCCTGTTCTGGTGGCGTTCCTGTCAGCGTACATCCATTCGGCCATCACCCGGTCAACAAGTGCGTCACCGACGACATGGGCGAGTGCTGGGTTCATGTACCAGAACGTACGCTGCGGGAGGTATCCCGCGCCGAACCTTCCGGTTCCACTGAAGTCACCGAAGTAGCCAGCCATCGAGTCGATTCCGCCGTACTGGTTCTGGACCTTGGCTCCACTTATCTTCGCGTTGAGTTGTCCGGGGAGCAGCGTGACGGTGATGGTCGTCCTGCTGTCGCTTGGGTAGTTCGTGTATGGACGGTCTGTCTTCGAGAACGAGCCACGACCGTGGATGTTCATCAGTGCGCCAGCGGCAAGTTCTTTCAACTGGCCAGACTGGTGCATGATTGGGCCTTCCGCGAAGTTACGCTCCTTGCGCTTCCTCTTGGTGTACTCAGTGAGATGCTGCCAAGGGTGTCCGCTCCACGCGCCCTCCGTATTGAAGTTGTTGGTGTAGTCAACGCCTAGGACATACCCAGCGTTTCCCATGACCGCAGGGTCCATGGCGAGCGAATGAAGCGAGTTGACCCACATGATGATTCTGTTCAACTGCCTCAGGTCTGCCTTCAGTGTGATTCCGTAGAAGTTCCAAGGGCCATTGAGTGGTACAACACGCCCAGTCTGGGGACCCAGACCAGAGGCCTTCCTAGACCTCTGCATCGCATCGACCGAAGGAGTAGCGTAGTAGGACCCCGGACCAACGCCACCGATATAGTCAATCGACGGACTGGCTCCCGTGTAGGCCATGTCAGCCCATCCTCTTCCTCTTGTACGACTCACACATGTCAACGATGCTCTCTTGGAGCCCGTCGATGAGTTCGACTTGGACGAAGTCTGCGCCGCCACGGAACAACGGCTGCAGCATCTGCACCGCTTGCAACGCCACGGCGTGCTTCAACGGGCCGGGAACAACGTCGTATCCAGCCCGGTACTCGACCCTCCACGCCTTGTCGCGCGAGAACCAGTGGTTCAGCCTGTCCTTCCACTGGATGATTCCCGCGCGGTCGATGTTGAACATCGTGCCGTCGTACTCGGTCTCGTTTCCAATGATGTCGATGGCCGTGACAAGTGATACGCTGGTCAGTGGATATGCGTCCAGCATGAGCGTGTACCTGTTGTTGCCCGGAATCGTCTCAGTGTAGTACGCTGACACGATGTCTCTTTCGAGCCAGTCGATGATGTGGTCTGTCGCCTTCTCTAGTATCTCTTCGACCTTGGCGTCTGTGACCTTGGCCCATTGTGCTGCAGTCACAGGCAGTGGGTACGTCTTCAGTTCTGAAATCGTGATGAATGAAGTCATTAGTACCTCGTGCGCCAAGATGGCTTGGCCTTGCTGCGCTTCCTGTTCCAGAGCCCGGTCCTGCGCCTCTTGACCATGAGAATCTTCGCCTTGCCGCGCAATGACACGACCGTGCCACGGTAGCGTCGCTTGGCGCGGGAAGAGTCGAAGATGGTGCTCTTACTTCCCCGGAGACCCTTCTGGTGAATCTTGCGCTTGCTTGACGACACTGCGCTCTTGATGGGTGACAACGGCTTTCTCCATGGCGGGTATCAACTTGTCGGTGAAGTGCTTCCACTGGAAGTCCTGAGCACGCGCCAGACCAGCCTCAGACATTCGCTGACGCTCTTTCGGAGCGCGCTTCAGTCGAAGTATCTCCTGTGCCAGAACAGCGGGGGAGACATTAGCGTAGAGCGTCCCAGACTTGTGGACCTCCCAGTCATGTACGGGGATTCCGCGACCCGCAGGTGAGACAATCTCCCATCCCGCAGCGTACTTGGTGACAAGCACCGGTAGGCCGCAAGCCATCGCCTCAGCAGGAGGCAGGCCGAATCCTTCGACTTGGGACGGGTTGACGAGCAGGTCTGCAGCGTTGTAGAGTTCGACAAGGCCGGGGTTGTTCGGGTTGTCAGTCGTCAATGGGACAGACTTGCCGAACCCTGACATGTTCGGGTTGAAGAAGACACTGTCCTCTACTCCGAACATCCTTGCGACATCCATCAGGTTCCATCCTTCGAGCCAGTGGTTCTGGAATGGCACCGTGTGGAGGTAGAGAATCGCGTCCTTCTGGCGGAACCTGTTGCGGACCAAGGAGAACGCCTCGATGAGACGAGGGAGTTGCTTCCTGCGCACGTTGGTCGAGCACGCCATGATGACGAACTTGTCGGACCACCCGAGCGCCTTTCGGACATCATCGCGAGAACCGTTGACCTTGAACACATCGTGGTCAACGCCGTGGTACGCGTAATCGATGTCCATTCTGAACTGCTGCTTCATCAAGTCCTGCCCGAACTTCGAACAGGTCATGAACGGCAACTGGGTGACGACCCTCTTCCAGTGGATGTTGGTGATTGGGGAGCCCTCGATGGGCTGGTAGTTGAATGATGGGATATCTGGGAGAACCTGAGCGAACATGGCGACAGAGCCTGTGTCTGCCGTCATGTAGACCGCGTCAGGCTTGAACTCTTCGAATGCCTTGGGAATCAGGTTGAACCCGAGCGGGTCGCCCTTGTGGAGACCGTCGCCCGTGTACGTCTTGATGCCCTTGTCGTCAGTCGGTGGCGTATCGTTGAGACCTTCGACAGCGGCCACCGACCAACCTGCGTCGATGAATGCCTTGGCTGCGATGGAGTTGACTCGACCGAAGCCAGTGTTGATGTGCGGGGAGTCCCCGACAATCAGTACCCTCATGGAGTTCCTTTCTGTCAGCAGGAGGCGATGTACTCGTCCAACTCTCTGTAGGAGAGCAACTTCCTGCCGTCCATCGTCATCCTGTAGCCCTTGCCCATGACCGTCCTGATGTGTACAATCTCATCGGCTGGCAAGGTGACCACACCATTCTCTGCGATGGCGAGGCCATCGTAGAAGAAGATGAACTTCCTTGGCGCCTTGTGGGTCACATGCTTCAATGAAACGGTCTTCATCTTAGAACGCCTTGACACCCGTCAGGATGCTTGCCTGAATGAGGACCATCGGGTCAACATACGGAGTCAGGTTTCCAAGGCTGTCGTAGGCGGTTCCTGTGTCCCAGACGTAGCCACTCGCTATCGCGGAGGCGACAGAGGACTCGAACGCTGTCGGGTTCCCGCTCGCCACATAGATAGCCTGTGACTGGTCGTAGACCTTTGCAGTGACGACTCCCTCGACCGCTACCGAAGTGTACGGAAGGTCTCCGGGGTAGTCAGCACCGGCAACAGCAGAGACAGGCGTCGCGTAGAGAGTCTGCCTTGCGTCTAGGTCGTCCTGAACGTCCAACCCAGTGGCGCCTGTCATGTAGACCGTGTCAGCATGAGCCGCTTGTCCAAGGACAGTCGTATCTGTGGTGATTGCCATCTTGTTACCTCATGTAACCTGAGGGTGACACCCCGAGAGATGTCACCCATCGGTTACATCTTAGATGTTCGGGGTGAGGGCGAAGTTGGTGAGCAAGGATGCTGCTCCTTCAAGAGCGAAACCGAAGTAGCCCTTGATGAAGAAGTCAACCGAGTCCTTGGTCTTCGCCAGTTCCTCGTACGTCCAATCCTTGTGGACAAGCAGCGTGGCCTTGGAGGCATCGAAGAAGAGAATCTTCGCGTTGTCCTGCCAGTGGTTGTCAACGATGAATGGAAGTCCGTCGTAGGTCTGGACGCGGAAGCCAGCCGAAATCTCGGTCACATTCATGAATCGCTGCTGCTCCTGAAGGAGAGAGTTTATCATGCGAAGGACTGGACGGGTCGTGACAGCGACGGTTGCTCCGGGTCCCGCGACGTTCATGCCGTTCGTGAGGGTGGAGGCGTCGATTGCCTTGTCAATCCAGTTGAGGGAGAGGTATGCGCCACCAGCGTCAACAACCTGTCCCGGTCCGCCAGCGGCGGTGTAGAGGGACGAGTCGTCGGTAATCTGGTAGAGGATACCCTTGATATCGTTCGAACCACCGTTAGCGGTGACGATATCTGTGGAGAGTCGCTCCGTGATGGCCTGCTGGTGGGCTTCGATTTCCGAGCCCAGCGCGTCGAAGACGCTACCTGCAGCAGCAATCATCGGGCCAGTGACTTCACCACGGGTGTACAGGTAGCGTACCGTTGCGCTCGTCCTGCCGTAGGTCGAGTTGGTAGCGGAAGGTAGGGGTCCACCGTCGATGCTCCAAGCCGCTGTCGGGAGGGAAAGGCGCTTCCTGATGAAGTACGTCTGGCTTGCCCACGCTCGCTTGTTGACCGCGTTGTACATCGTAGGTACCTTAGCGGCGAAGTCGCGAATCGCTCCGTCGATGACCTCAGGGAGGACATAGGCCGGAACGGTGGACGAAAGGTCAAGAGCCTTCTTGATGTCCATGTGATTCCTTATCGATTGAAGACCTCACCGCGAGATGCGGCAAGGGCTGCCCTGAGAGCGAGTTGAGGGTTCTGGCGAAGCGTTTCTACAGCCTCTGCCTGCTCTTCCTGCTCTGACTTTGTGAGAACACCCGGAACCGGTACGGCTGGGATGCGCTCCTTCAAAGACTCTATCTCTGCCCTGAGGGCAGCGGTTGTCTCGTTGAATGACTTGACAAGGGTCTCCAACTCTGAAGTCGTGCCCGACTCCGACTTGGCTACCTCTGCCGGTGTGTCCGAGACCGCTGGCTGGGTTTCAACCTGAGCGTCGGGTGTGAGTTCCGCGACGAGAGTGTTCAGTTCGCGCGCCAAGGTGAATACCTTCGCCAACTTCTTGGCATCACGCGCTGTGTCGGCGTTGACGGCCTTCTCGACAGCAGGAGTCTCCGCTTCAGGTGCACTGGCTGGTGCTGCCGCTGCCTGAGCAGGAGTCTGCGCCTCGACCGACTCGCCGGTCTGTACTAGAGGGTCCATAGCGGACGTGTCTCCCTGTGCAACCGACTTGGCCTCTTCAGCCTCGTCAATCGCCTTGCGAAGCACGGTCCCGAACGAAGGCGTGTAGACCGGGCGTGTCGTAGCAGAAATCTCGCGGAGAACCACTCCGTCGATGTTCCTGCCCTGTCGCCCGATGCTACTCTTGCGAGCGGTATCGTACTCATACTTCTGGATGCCACCCTCGACACTCATACCGTATTGCTTGCCTTGCGCAAGTTTCTTCCATAGGTACTGAGCGTCCGGGTTGTCTTCATCCAGTCTTACTTCGACCCCCAGTTGGGAGCCGTTCTCAATCCATGCCTTCTCAACGGTACCCATATCACTGGTGATTGAGTTCACGTTGTGCCAGTTACGGAACGGCACGGGTTGCGTGTTTATCTGGTCAGCGAACGACTTGATGCAGTTGTCCGTAAGAACGTCGCCTTCAAGGTCAGGCTCAGTGCCCGCTGCGATGCCTGTGATGTACCAGCCATCGGTGCGTTCGCTCTTCTGTAGTGGGATGGTCAGTCGAAAATCCACAGACATGTTATCCATTCGCCTTCTGGGATGTAGCCTCAGCCTGAGCGGCTGTCTTAGGCTCTCGCTTCGGGCCTGTCGCTGGGGAAGGCTGGCCCGCCGAGCCCTGTCCTCCCGCAGCCTGAGTAGGCATACCTGTCTCTGCCTGCTGCTTCAGCAGTTCAGGAAGGTTCTCTACCATGATGATTCCTGTAGGCGTCATGATGAAGTGGACATCGCCACCCGGAATAGGTGCCTTGCCCATCTTCTGGCGCTGCTCGTTCACGCTCTCTCGACCAGACTTCAGGTTCTTGTCCATCGTGTCCGCTTGGTCCTGCGTCTGGCGCGGGTCCTTGTCGCTGAACTGGAACAGGATGTCGTCCCACCCGAAGATAGCGTCGATGAGACCGTTGTTGATGACTTCTTCAAGGACAGCCTGTCGAGGCCATATGCTCTCTGCCCTGAACGCGTCATTGACCTCCTTGGAGACGGACCTGTTGGAATCCTCATGGAGGCCCAACTTGTCAAGGTCAATCTCTAGGACCATGGCAATCTCTTGCCTGAGGAACTTTCGGCCTTCAAGGAACTGCATCTCTGCAGGGTTGCTGACCGACTTCTCAACGACGACATCGCCCTCTAGGAGCAATGGTCGATGGGCATTCTCTGGTCCGACGTAGTTCTGTTCGAGCCACTCACGGTTCCTCTTCGCCTCGTCACCAGTGCTGGTCTTGACGATGAAGATGGTTCCGGTCTGCGCACTGTTCTTGAAGAATGACTCGTTGTACTCCATCGCGTAGATGTCCTGAGCGACAGCACGCTGGATGGAGTTGAGAGGGGACAGACCACCAGTGTCGTTCTCAGGGTCGTCCAACTTGAAGTGGAGTATCACGTCCACAGGGTAGTCGATGGCGTTCTCGACACCAGATACAGGACCGTATGTCCACTTGGTGATGACGCCATCCTTGACGGTCGGCTGCATGAACCTAGGGTTGAGCCTCATGGCCTTCATCGGTGTCCTCGCCTCAGCGATGGACCTGATGATGAGCCAGAAGCACTCGCCATAGATGTCCAAGTCCTTGTACGTCAATCTGAGCAACTGCTGGCTGTGCGACCTGCGGAAGAAGCGTTCGAGAATCTCGGCCTTCCGGTTGTTCAGCGTGTCGTCTGCGTCAGCAGGCTTGAAGTGGTATCCAGAGGCTACAGCAGACTGTGCCTTCTTCTCGATAGCAGCCCGAACGACCGGGTGCTGACGGTACATCTCGTAGTAGATTGCGTACTGCTGACGCTTTGCCCACGAGAGTGCGAACGCGTTGGTGTCAGGAGATACAGCGCCGCCCAGCAATGCCCATCTTGACAGGCCACCCGGAGGCGGCAGTGCAACCTGAGCCTTGCGGATTGACGGAGTGTCGTAGACCTGCTCTCCTGTCGATGATGTGTATGCCTTTGGCAGCATGTCATCCTCTCCTGAAACTGAAAGTCATACGGAGCGGAACGCCGCCTTCCGTATCGAACGACACAGACCATTCCCCTTCGCCTATGTCAGGGCTGCCGCACCTACCAGTGATGACAGCCTTTCGCACGCCGCGTAGGGCCTGCTTCGATACTGGTGTCATGTCTGTGCGTGTGACGAGACGGTCTAGGTCGCGTACGGTCATCAGCGATTATCCTTGGCCTGCGCAGGCCACGTCACCGTGGTCCCACATCCTCTGCAGGGACCCCAGACCCGACCACCTTGGAAGTGTCGGTACAGGTCCCTGTTCTTGATTGTCAGCGTGACGCCTGTCTCAGGCTCACGTGATTCCTTTCCGAACAGTGTGCCGCATTGAGCACACTTTATGTCTTTCTGCATGTCATATCGCTCTGAGCGCTTTCTTCTCATCTCCGGTCTCGCACCAAGCCTGAGCGAATCTGTGCCAGTATGGCAACGCCATGGCGTACCGTATCTGGAACGGATACTTCCTTGTCAGGTGGTCGATGTAGTCGATTGCCTTCTGCGCTGTCGGCTTCGGCAACCCACGACCGTGCTCATACGGAAAGGCTGGGTCATCCGCAGACTTCCATCCTAGCGATGCTCCGGGCTCTTCCGTCAGTGTGTCTCGCTCTTCGTCCCAATGGGAGAGAATCTTCTTCCGGGTCTTAGAGGCGATGGAAGGTGACTGGGGCATATCCCTCTCCATAGAGCGCAAGCATGAGAGACCAGAAGTAGTCGTCCTTCACACCAGAGAACTTGAAGAAGTTGTTCTCCGTCTTGGTGCGCTTGATGCCATGAATCTGGTTCATCATCTCTGCGTGTCGTGGATACTTGACGAGGTCAAGTTGG